TCGCGAGACCGGCCCATGCGCGCACGAGCGCCGCCAGGGCACCGAGGAGCACGGGCAGGACCGCGCCCTCGTCGGCGTCGGCTGCGAGCTCCACGGCATCGACGTACGCGCGCACGCCTACGATGGCTCCCTCGGTCGCAGCGGCGGCCACGCGGCACCGCTCAGCCGTGTCATCGACGCACGCGGCTGCGCCGCGGCAGCCGGCGAGCGCAGCATCGCAGGCCGGCGCGACGAGCGGCGCCGTGCTCGCCAGCGTGCCCGATGCGACAACGGCGATCGTCGCATGCGTACGCAGCGCAGAGGCTCCGCACGCCTGCGTGGCGAGCGCCACGAGGAGCACGGGCACGAGGACGCGCGCGCGGCGCAGCATCCCCGGGAGCGCGGCGAGCAGGACGGCGCCGAGCGCGCCGAGGCCGGCGAGGATCTCCGAGCGGTGCTCGCCGTCGGCCGTGTGCCAGACAGCCACGAAGGCCGCGAGCACAAGCGCAAGAGCGGCCACGGTGGGCCACGAGATGGTGATGCGCGGATAGGTATTGCTCATCGGGACACCCGCTCGAGGAGGTCAGCGAGGCGCGCGGTGAGGACGTCGATCTTGCCCTCGAGTCGCGCGAAGTCCTCGCGGCTCGCGTACGTCGCACGCATCGCGATGCGCTCGCGCTCAAGCTCGCGCTCGACCACCGCGCGGATCTCGGAGATGAGCGCCAAGCGCAGCACGCCGGCAGCGACAGCCGCGCCGCCGGAAGCGCCGAGGAGGCCGGTTAGAACGGTCTCGAGCATGGCTCAGCCCTGCCCGGTCGCTGGGCCGAACCGGAGACACCCGGTCGTGCCGCTGCTGAGGTGGCTCATGTGCGTCCAGCTCGGATCGAGCTTCACGCGCTGCGGCGCTGCGCTCGCCACGAGGTACAGGTGAGGAGTGTTCACGTCGGCGGTCAGGTTGCCGGAGCCGTCGATGGTCGAGCGATCACCGATGACGACCGCGCCCATGCCCGCGCTCGTGCCGAAGCGGACCGCCACGTCGACAGCAGACGCCGAACCGGCCACAGACTGGAACCAACAGAACTTGCCGACCATGTCGGCGGGGATCACGAGCAGCTCGGCGGTGCTCACGGTGCTCCGCGCGTGCGGCACGCCCGGAGTGTTGTCGGCGCTCATCTCGGCGGCTCGTCCCATGGTCCTTCTCCCTCGTGCTTCTCACGCGCGCGCGCGAGACGGAAAGCGGTTACGTCCTGAGCTCGCCCACCGAGATGCTCTCGAGGTACGCGCTGCCGGCGCCCGCCGTGCGGGACACCTCCACCTTGAGGATCTCGGTAGTAGTCGAGCGCCTACCGTCGCTCGTGCTGAGGTCCTCGGCATAAGGACCAGGCGACATGTCGGCGTAGTACCAAGCGCCTCCGGAGTTGACCGGGATCGACACGGTGCAGTTGGCGCCGCTCGTCGCGGTGAACTTCACGTCAGCGGAGGTGGTCACATCCGAGCGCCCGTAGACGTAGCAGCGGATCGCGCGCGTCGTCTCGGAGCGGTAGAGGTGCGAGGGCTGGATCACGGGCCCTTCCTCGAAGACCTCGGCCCACGCGCCCGCGTTGATCGTCACGCCGTTGTTGTCCCCGAGCGCCCACTGAAAGAGCGTGCGCGGGTCGTACGCGAGCGCGTCACCGATCGCGCGCGACATGCCTCCGATGCTGAGGCCCACGTCGTCGAAGATCGGCGCGTCGGGCTGGATCGTGTCCGTGTCGATGCCGCCCTCTGTCGCCAAGTCGAGCGTGAGGCGCGGCACCTCATAGCAAGAGATGCCGTCGAGGAGCACGTCGCTCGCGCTCGAGCTGCTGTTGTAGACGGTGAACGAGGCTGCGACCGGGCCATTCGCTGGCGAGGTCACCGTCTCGAGATGGTAGAAGCCTGGGCCCGTCACCATGCGCGCACTCGTTGTCGCGGGCGTCAGCGCGGTCACGTCGATCGTGCCGCCGCTGGGGTCGGTGAACGTGCAGTAGCAAGGGCCCGACTGCGCCACGAGGTTGACCCACCACACGCGGTGCGTCGCCTGGACCTTGCTCCACAGTTGGAGCCGGTACGTCGTCGTCGCGTTCTTCGCTGCAAGCTGGTTGCTCGAGCGCATGGCCGGAACGAGCACGGTGCCGCGTCCTGCGAGGTAGTTGAGCGCGCGTCCGATCTGCACGTGCTGCCCGTAGCGGACGGGCTTGCCGCTGGCGATGCCAGTGCGCGCTGGGAACGAGAAGGCGCGAGGAGTCCGTGCGCTCATGGAGCCCTCCAGAACTGGCGCGCGTGGAAGCTCTCGACGGCGGCCTCGCTCTGGGCGTCGTCAGGCGTGTACGCCCAGAGCTCCAGCCAAGCGAGGCGCGCGGGCCCTGCGCTCGGCCCACCGAACGGCATCGGCTCCCACGCGGGAGCAACCTCGTCGATGTGGCTCGCGGGCACGTAGAGCGAGCCGGTCGCCTCGGTGGCAGTCGTCGCGCTGATCGTGTGCGTGGCCTGCCACGACACGGTGCCCGACGACGACGGGTAGCGGATCGCTCCGCTCGCGACGCGGATCACGTAGTCGACATCGCCTGAGCCGTTGATCCGGTAGCCCTTGAAGCGGTAGACGATCTTCGCGCTTCCACCGTCCGCCGCCTCGATCGCGCGGAACGGATAGCGGCAGAGGAGCGCCGGAAGCGTCGTCAGACCTGGCGTCACCTTCATCGGCGTGGAGTAGCCCTTGAGGCTGGTCCAGTTGACGATGTGCGCGTGATGCGAGTCGTAGAGGTGGCCGACGTTGTTGACGAGGCAGTCGCTCACCGCACCAGCATCAACGCCGTCGTCCTGCCGGAGAATCGAGTCGATGCCGCGGATGTACGCGCTACGAAATCCCGTGCTCATGGTGCGAACCTCGAGCCCGCTTGCACCGCGCTCGACGCGAGCCGCGTGAGCCGGTCAGTGCGACCGATCCACGAATAGACCTTCTGCGCGGTCGTGAGCCCGCTCGTCGTGCTCTCCGCGAAGAGAAGGTTCCACGTGCTCGCGCCGGGCGTCCATGACGAATCGAGCGTGACCGTCACGGTGTTGCCGCTGACCGAGTCGACGCTACCGGTGCGGACCGTCGGGCTCGCCGCGTCCCACTCCACGATTCGGATCTCCATGCCCGCCGCGAAGAACGACGCGTCCGCGACCGAGCCACCCGGCCCGTACTCGTCAGCGTCCAGCGTGAGAACCCATGCGGTGGTTGCGCCCGACGTGGAAGCGATCCGCCCCGTCGGCGTGTACCCGCCAGCGTCGAGCGAGTCGAGCATCAGCGTCAGCGACACGCACGGCTCATCCATGCGCCACGAGCGGCCCACGACCGTGCTGCGCTTGGCGATGAGCCCGCCACCTCCACCGTCGATCGAGCGCTCGCCGTCATAGGGTAGCTGCGGGATCGTCACGTACAGGCAATCACCGATCGTCGCCGTCGCCAGCGTCGCGGAGACCGTGATCGTGAGCTGCGCGCGCTGCCTCGCCCAGAGGAAGACCGAGCCTTGCAGGTGGTCGTACAGCGCCACCGAGTCAGGCTCGCCACCCCACGCGCGCGACTTGGGCGCGACCTCGAGCGCGGTTCGCGTGCGCTGCACGTTGAGCGCCTCGAGCATTGTCACTTCCGTGACAGGCCCCGTGTGGTCGTCCTCCTTGGAGTCGTAGCCAGTGCGGATCGTGAGGCCGGTCAGCACGCCGTCGGGCTCGTACGCGATATCTCCGAAGCCGTCCTCTGCGACGAGGTCAGCGCTCGTGATCGTGCCGTCGGTCGTGGTGCGCGTCGTGAGCGGGCGCAGCGTGATCGCGCCCGTGCTCGTCGTCGCGGGGAAGAGGCCGTAGAGGCGGCACTCGTGCTTGACGAAGTCGGACAGGCGCACGGGCGAGGAGAAGCGGTAGACGCGGTGTAGCAGCCACGGCTTGCCCGACGCGGCCTCGAGCACCGCGGCCTCAAGGTCGGCGTACGCGGCGAAGTCGCCCTCGAGCACGAACGGAATCGCGCCGCTGTTCGCGGTGAGCGGCGCGTCCTGCCAGAGCGCTTGCAGCATCTGCGCGAGGTGAACGCCGTCGCCGTACGACCGAGTCAGCGTGATCTCAGGGAGGCGCGTCTGCGTGAACGCCATCGCATCCCACGACATGCCGACGGGCGCATCGCCCGCGTCGTAGACGAGCCTGCGCGTGTCCGGGTCGATCTCGACGTAGCCTGCGCCGCTGTCGACCGAGGTCACGTCAGCCTCCACCGTGAAGGCCGGCGAGTCCCCGAGCGCAGGAACGCCGATTGTGAGCGGGTCAGACGCGCTGACGCCGGAGACGCTCGCGAGGTACAGCCTCCACCACGGGCTCGAGGTCATCTGCGCTGGCGTGCCAGTCGGAGCGCCCCACCCGGGATGGTTGATGCTGCGCGGCGTACCGCGCACGTCGGACGCTGGCATCGTCGGGCCGAGAATGTCGAGCGTGACCGGGCCCCACCTGCACCGATACTCGGTGCTCGCGTAGACGACCGCAAGCTCATAATCGGTCGTGTCCCATCCCGTCGCGAGCGTCCCGACGAACTGCCCATCAACCGCGCTGCCACCGTACACGCGCAGGTACCTCGGGTCTGCGCTGGCGGTGGAGTAGAACAGCTCCCAGCGTCCGCCGACCTCGCGCGCTGCGATGTCGACGCCCCACGTCGCGACGGTGGAGTCCGCCGCGATCGCTGACGTGAGCGCCTCGCAGAAGGCGGCTTGCGACTCGTAGTGCCCGACGACGTCGATCACCGCCGCGCCGTCTACGTCGGTCGACGCGGTCGCATCCGTCATGCGGCGCAGCGTGATCCGAAACGGCACGTGCCCCGGGTAGTAGATGCCGCGCAGCGCGCCGGCCCCCTCGCGCGGCCCGATGTCGGCGTCTAGGAGCGAGGTCGTGGGCGCGACGCCCACGGACCACGTCATGCCGCCCGAGAGCTGCGGCGCGCCGCTGACGACCCCGCGCGCGACGAGCGTACCGCTGGACGCGCGGCCGAGTTCGCTCGAGCCGTGCCCGTAGATCCACACGCGGCGCCTGCGGTACGTCGCGGGCGCATCCCAGATCGGGCAGAGCAGCGTCCGGTCCCCGAGAAACGTGGACGTAGAGACGAAATGCACTTGCGCGGTCGTGCGGTACACGCCGCGCTCAACCTCGATGTACTTGCCGCCGTCGCCCTCGCCCTTGGCGGTGACGCGCACGGCCTCGGTATCGATGTGCACGACCTGGCCGATCGAGATCTGCGAGTAGTCGTGAACGAAGATCGAGGTGTCCGACTCGTTGCACGAGATCGACATGTACGCGATCGCGCGCGGGACCTTGGAAAACACGGCCGATGCGGCGCGCTTGTTCCACGCGACCGACTGGTCCGTGTCCTCGATCGTCACCGAACCAACCGCGGCCTTGTAGTCCGCGCCCGGCAGGTAACACGACTCCTGAAACGAGAGGCCATCGCGGAGCAGTCCGCCCACGCGACGCACGCCGTCGAGGCCGGCGAAGTCGTTGGCGAGAACGCAGGCCATCTCATGCGACGTGCAGAACTCGAGCGGGCACCCCTCGATGGCAACGCGGAACTCCGCGCGGCCCGAGCCCGTCGACAGGTACTGCGCGAAGGTCGTCACGTCACCACCATCCGAGCGTGCCTAGACGGCAGTCCGCCTCATCACTGCCGCTCACGACGCCGCCCACTCGGATGTCAGACGCTGGCCACGACCACGCGGCTCCGGTAGTGCCAGCGACCCCGTTCACGTAGACGATGCCTGCCGACGGATCCCAGCGCACCGCGCCAAGAAGGCCGTGCTTGCTGAACGTGAGCGCGGCCGAGCGCGCCTTGACCACGCCGCCCGCGAGCGCCTCGACGCGAACGTCGGTGCCGTCGTGGTAGATGCGGATCCCGTTGTTCGAGCCGCCGATCGAGAGCAGCCAGCGCGCGTCACCGCTCGTGAGGTCCGCGCTTCCGAAGATGGGCGAGACCTGCGAGAAGCCGCCGCGCTCGGTGAGGACGAGTTCATCGTAGTTGCCGCTGGTGTACGTGAGGCTGTCCGCGCTCCGCGTTGCCGTTGCGCCCGCCGTGCGGATGGCGCTCGACGCGTACCGGCCCGCCTCGACCTGCACGAGCGTGACGTAGGCGTCGCGAGCGCCCGCGAGGATGCCGCCGCCGGTGCGCCCATCGACAGTCGCGAAGTTGCCAGCGCCAGCGCCGCAGTTGACCGCGCTCGCAAGGCGCGTGTACGTCGTAGAGATCGCGGCCTGCGCGGTGTACGTCGCGGTCACGCCGTCGAAGAGATAGATGGAGTGATCGACGGTGCCAGTCTGCGCGCGTACCCACGCGCTGAACGCGCGCCATCCAGAGCCCGGCGTGAGGCTCTGGTAACGGATGTTGGTGCCGCTCGCGCACTGGAGGCGCTCGGCGGTCGTGCCCGTGTCCGGGCTGACCTGTCCTGCGGTGACCGTGACCGTGCCGGCCGTGGTCCAGCTTCCGTTGTCGAGCTCCTGCGAGCGAACAAGCTGGTTCGTGCGACTGCCCTCGACGAGAAGGAGCGAGCCAGCGCCGTCGCCGCGGTCCTCGTACCTGCGCGTCCCGCTCGAGGCCCACGCGAGGAAGGCGCTCGAGCCAGTGCCCGCCGCGGCGGTGAGGTACGAGCCTTCGCTCGCGCGGGAGAACGTGCCGCTCGCGTAGTCGAACGCCCAGAGGTCCGTTGCCGTCGCGCTCTGGTCTCCGAGGCGCGTCGCGTCGATGCGGATCTTCCACGCGAAGTCCCCGTCGGGGAACTGGCGCTCATGCGTCGAGTCGTCGAAGTCTGGGCGACGCAGCATCCACACGCCGTCACCTTCCGGATCGGTCGTGGGCAGATGCGCGAAGACCGGCTCTTGCCAGCCGCCCGCGTGGTCCCAGAGCGCCTGCCACGTCCACGGCGCGGACGCCTCCGCGGCGTAGTCGTAGACGGCCGCGAGTGGCTCGTGCCAGTGCTCCCACTGCCCGCCCATCGGGACCGTCGTGGGCCCGAGCGCGTAGGACCAGCCGTCGTCCGCGACCTTGCGGATCGTGCTCTGCTCGCGCCGAAGACCCGTGTACCGCGAGCGCCCGTCATGCGCGGTCACGATCACGTAGTACGGCCGCACATCGCTCGTGTGCGAGGTCGCAGTCGCGCCCGCAGAGAAGCCGAGGATCTGCTTCATGTTCGTGCCGGCAGTCGTGCCGGGGAACGCGATCGTGAAGCTGCCGCCGCCGTTGCTGAGGATGTACGTGTGGTCGGCCGTGTCGTAGCTGACGGTGGCGTTCGCGAAGCCCGCGGCGACGAGGGCCGCTTGCAGCCCTGACGCGAAGGATGTGCACGTCGTGAGGACCGAGGTAAGATCGACGTGGCAGAAGTGACCCGTCGAGACGGTAACCGTTGTACCTGACCACGTGATCGACGCGGAGCCGATGCGCTCCATGCGGAAGGCTGCGAGTAGGTACACGGCTACACTCCCACCAGCGCAGGATCGAGACGGCGACCCTCACGCGCCGCGGAGTTGAGCGCGTCGACGATGCCGTCTTCCACGTCACGCCGCGTGATGTACCCGCCCGGGTAGACGTTGATCACGGTCGGCTGTTGCTGGCCCTGCGAGCTGCTCGCATCGGTGGGCGTCACGGTGGCAGCGCCAGCCGATGCCCCGCCTTTGTCCCCGCCACCGCCGAACGCGCCGATGCCAGCGCCGACCGCGCCAGCGACACCGCCGACGGCGGCCCACGCGGCGGCTGCGGCGAAGTGGAGGCCGGCTGTGTCGTACTTGTACGAGGCAAGGTCCGCGATGCCGCGCGCAGTCTCGGTCACAGCCTGCACGATCGACTCAATCACGAGCGCCTTGAGGACGCCCTTCACCATGTCCTCGGCCGCCTCGACGAAGCTCTTGGAGCCATCGAGCCACGCGCCTAGCGCGCTCTCGAACGCATTGACCATCGTGCCGCCGATGGTGTCCGCGATGGAGTTGCCGGCCGACCGCATGCTCATCTCGAGCAGCGCGGCGCTACCCATCATCTGACCGTTGCTCGCGCGGATCGCGCGGTTGGCCTCGCGCCACGAGTCGACCACGTCGTCGATCGAGCCGCGCCACGAATCGCGGAAGGTGTCGCTGCTCTCGATCGCGGCCTGCTCAAGCTCGCGGAGCGCGGCGAGCCGCTCGCGCTCGGCCTCCTTCTGGATCTCGTTCTTCTCGCGCTCGGCCTCCGCGCGTGCGGTGGCAGCAGCCTCGAGCTCGGCCTCCGCGCGTGCGCGCTCCTCGTACGCCTTGACGAGCTCCAGCTCCTGCTCGGCCGCGTAGCGCGCGATGGCCGCGCCGTTGTCCGTGGTGTTCTCGAGCGGCGTCGACGCGCGACCGCCACCGCCGCGGCGTGGCTGCGGCGTGACCGACGCCTCACGCGACCCGCCGCGCGAGATGGCCTCTCCCTCGAGCGCCTGCCGCTGTAGCGCCGTCTCGCCCGCGCGGCGCGACAGTTCCTCGAGCCGTCGCGTGTCCGCGGGGTCGAGCACGCCCGACACGCGCGTGGTGCCCGCGGCCTGGCCGCTCGTCAGGTCGCTGAGCAGCGCGCCAGCGCGGTCGAACATGGACGCCTCGCCGCCGCTCGAGATGAGGCCCGCGCGCCGCAGCTCGGCCTGCGCCGCCACGTCTCCGCTGAGCGCGCGTAGCGCGAGTTCCTGCCGGTTCTGCGCGGCCTGCGTGAAGCCGCGTTGTTCTGCCGCGGTACCGCCGCCGCGCTCGAGTCGCGCCTGGTTCTCCTGTGCCGTCGCTGCGCGCTGGGCAGCGGCTGCGAGGTCCTCGTACGACGCCGTCAGCGCGCGCGCCGAGTCGGCGCTCGCATCCATGGCCGACTGCTGAGCGCGAAAGCCCGCGCCCATCAGTCCGACGGCCGCGGTCACACCGGCGAGCGCGAGGCCAAGAGGGCCCATCGCGCCAGACAGCGCGCCGACGGTGCCGCCTAGCTGCGACACGGCAGCTCCCGCGGCGCTGCCAGCCGGCGCCAGCGATCCGAGCGCCGTCGTCATCTGTCCCAGCGCGCCGATGCCGCGGCCGATGGCTTGGCCCGCCTGCGTTGCCGCCTGCCCGAGCGACGAGATCGACGAGGACGCGGCCTGCGCCGAGCGCCCCATCGTCTGCGCCGCCTGCTGCGTGCCACGGGCAGCGCTCGCGTTCGCCTGCTCGACGCGGCCGATGTCGCGGAGGGCAGCGTCAACGCGCTCGATGGTGACGCCGAACGTCAGATCCTGATCGCTCACCGCCGGCCCTTTCGCTTCGATGCCATCGACGCGAGCTCGCGCTCCTTGCGCTCTGTCTCGCGGCGCCTGCGCTCCTCGCGCATGTCGTGCGCCTGCACCGCGTTGAGTGCGGCGTCGTACACCTCAAGCCCGCGCATCAGCGCAGCGGGAGGGCTGGCGCCCCACACCAGCGCGAGCTGGCCCGCCTTCCAGTGGCGGTAGGCGCGCAGCACCTCGCCCACGAACGGATCGCGGAACGACTGCCACGGGCATCCGGCGGGGCGGTCACCCGTCGCGCGCTCGATGCCGGATAGGATCTGCTCGCTCGGGTCGCCGTCGCCCACGTCGCAGACCCGCAGCGGTCGGCGCACGCCGTCGCAGTCGCACCGATAGCCGTCGCGGAGCTTGCGAGAGATCGACTCGACCGGGACGATCGCAGCTAGGTGCGCGTAGTCTCCTCGGGCGTAGCGGGCCGGCGCTCCGCAGGCCGGGGCTCGATCCACGCCAGCACGTCCAGCAACGACTGCGGCGCCGTGTAGGGCACGGAGCCGCCCGCGGCTTTTCCCCGGAGGGTCCGCTCGTACACGATGCCGCCGACCTCGAAGAAGAGGCCGCGCCCGAACGCGTCCTGTAGCGCCTCGAGCTCCGCGTCCGACCAGATGTTGCGCCGACCCGACGGCGAGTCGAAGGGCTGCGTTGGCAAGAGGCGCGCGCCATCGCGCGGGCCATCGGTGCCCGCGTGGTGGATCTCGGTGACGCCCATCACGAAGGCCCACGTGACGCGGTCGGAGACGCTCGGCCGCTGGTCCACCACCGACGCCTCAGCAACGCTGAGCGGCCGGATGATGTAGCGGATCGCGCGCTGCCCTGGGCGCTCGCGGATCTTGCTCGGGTCACGCGTGCGCGCGTACTCCTCGCGCTCGGCACGCCCCATGTCGAGCGCAGGATCCGCGGCGCTCACGACCTCGATCGTGCGGACCAGAGAATCAACGTGCATTCACCACCTCGCCAAGCGTCACGCGCTGACGAGACGGAACGGCGCGCGGCGGAATGAGGTCGTCTGGTCGGTCGAGTTGCTGTCCTCGAGCGCCTTGCACGTCACGGTCACGCCGCGGAGGCCGTTGCCGCCGTCGGCCTCGACCACGTCGGTGATCTGAAGCGTGCCGCACTCGACGGCGCGGAAGTCGCCAGCCGCGCCGCCCGCGTAGGCGAGCGCGTGGTAGGCCGTGCCCGCGTCGCGTGCAGCGCGCCAGGTCTTCGCGTTCGTGCCCTCGATCGGGCACGTGAACGTCAGCACGGGCGCTTCGCCGCGGAGCCGCCACATCTCGCGGATCCCGTTCGTGCCGCTCGCGCATGGGATCGGTGCGTGCGAGATGTTGGGCGAGAAGCCGAGCGACGTATAGCAGATGTGCGTCCGCGTCGTGCTCGCCATCGGACCGAAGAGCAGGCCGCCCTTCGTGATGATCGTCGGCTCGCCGCCGTCGTACGTCGCAGCCGAGATGGCCGACCCGCCCTGCGGGGTCGCAATGTCGTCGTCGTGATCGAACGCCGCGCCCGCGAGCGATGCCGTCCACGTCGCTTGCTCACCGAGCGACATCGAGAGAGCGAAGCCGGTGGCCTGTAGGCCGCGGAGAAGGAAGATGTGCTCGCGGTTGATCGCGGCCTCCCAGAGCGCCTGGAGGTAGGTCTGTGCGACCGACGGCTCCTCGGGGAACGCGTGGAGGCTGTTGAGGATCACGGCGCCCACCGACGGCGTACCGCTCAGCGCCCACGCGAAGGTCAGCGTGTCGGTGCTGACGGTCTTGACCTTGGTCGGCTCGTACGCTCCGGACACCTCGACCCACACGATGCCGCCGGGCTTGAAGCGCGACCCCTGCGCGGCGGTGACGACGCATCCGGTCGTGCTCGCGCCGCTGGCGACGAGCGAGCCCGCGCCGGGGTTGTCATAGCCGCCGAGGATCGCCTCGAGCACCGTCATCTGCTTGGTCTTCGTGACCGAGGCCGCCGCGTTGATCGCGGAGCCGTAGCCGGTGAACGGCGAGCGGAGCTCGAACACGGGGCGCTCGAATCCGAGCTGATCCTTCGTGCGCTCCCAGTAGCGCTGCACGACGATCGGATTCGGCGCCATCGCCTGGGTCTGGTTGGGCGTCGCCTCGAACCAGCGCAGGTCGAAGAAGTTCCCGATCGTCCCCGTGCGATCGACCGCGTAGGATCCGTTGGGCTCCACCGACAGACGGAGTCGGCCAATGCCCTGCTGCATGAAGTCGGTCATGTGCTCGCCTCGAGTGAGATCGTGATCGGGTAGAGATCGACCCACGTCAGTGCGTGAGCCGTCGGAGTCGGCCCCGTCGAGCGGTGGCCGGTTGCGTTGAGCGCGCCGCCGTCGATGCCCGTCTCGGAGCCGTCGGCGGTGAGCGTGAGAGCGCCGGGGTAGGTCAGCGCTGCCCGCACGTGGTGCAGGTCGTCCGCCGCGAGGAGGCGCGCGCGCTCCATCTCCTCGCTCATCAGGTCGTTGCCAGCGTGGTAGACGCGCACGACCTCGAGTACGCCGGCATAGCGAAGCCGGTTGCTCGGCTGCATCTCCGGGCCGGGCACCACCGTGAGATCGCGGAGCACGACCATCACGCGCTTCTGTGCGATGGCCTGCGCCGCGATGTCCACGTCGGCGCGTCGAGCCGCGAGCCTGAGGAAGAGCCGGTCGCTCGTCAGCGCGCGCGGCGTGGTGACCACGTCGCACAGATGCTCGTACACGGCGCGGACCGCGGGCTCAAAAGAGGTCGGGAGCGCCATGTCACCTCGTGCCGCGGGATGCGCGCCAGCGCGCGAGAGACGCCCTCAGTGCGTCTGCCACGGTGGCGCGTAGCTCAGCCACCATCGCGGGCGGCGGTGGCCCTGCGTTGCCGATTGGCAGCACCGGGCGAGCGGGAATGCGACCGCGACCGAACTGGTGCGTTGCCGCGTAGACAGCCGCCGCGCCGCCCGGTCCGATGCTGACGCGCCGCTGCTCTCGGGCGATGCGCGGCACGTAGCTGTTCCGCAGGATCGTGGTCACGATGAGGATGCGAGTACCACGGAAGCCGCGCTTCGCGCGCGCGAGTAGCGTGCGCTCGGACAGCGGCGCCCACGGTCGCCCGCTCGGGTCGGTGCCCGTCTCGAAGCGCTGACTGACCTCCTCGTGCAGCACCTCGGCCAGCGGCGCGAGCGCCGAGTCGAGGCCCTGTAGGATGGCCTGCGAGAAGGAGCCGACCTGCGGAGCAGCGTCCGGCGGGGTCAGCTCGATCAGCATGTCAGCTCCCGAGGTAGTCGCTCCGACGGCGGCTGTACGTGTCGACTCCCGACGTGGTCGGAGACTCGTACGAGAAGACGGCACCGACCACCGCATCCGATGCGGACACTGCGGTTGCGCCAGGGATGGACGCCTCGCCGCTACGGATGCGCGTGAGTAGCGCCTCGTAGCGTCGGAGGAAGTTCTTGGCGTCCTCGCTCGCAGGAGCGCCGCCGAGTTCGAAGAGCAGGACGGCCGCTGCGTAGTCGCACAGATCCGAGACGATGCCCGGAGTAGCGGGCGACGCGGTGACCGCGCCGAACGGGACGACGTAGTAGCGCGCGAGGTCCGCGTCGACTTGGTTCGCAGCGCGCTCGATCACATCGTCGAACACGCCGAAATCCTCGGCACCGTTCTGATCGACGTCGAGGAGCGCCACCATGCGGCGCGGCCGGATCAGGGCATCGAGCCGCGCGCGCGTGGTGTACGGGTGCGCCATGGGTCAGCGCGCGTCGGAGGTGATGAGCACGAGCGAGCCGGCGGGGAGCTGCACGCCCGAGGCCGCCTTCGCGATCTCGTACGTGAGGCACGCGCCGGCCTCGAGCGCGGTGTCAGCCGCGAGCGTGATCTCGACCGGCACGAAGGCCGTCCAGTTGCCCGAGCCTCCCGTGATCTTCGTGGTGATGCTCGCGACGGTGGTCTTCGACCCGCCGGCCGCCGTGTAGCGGCTGATGGTGATGGTCGCGTAGTTCGAGTCATGCGCGGTGACTGCACCGGCCGGCACGTAGTACGCCTTGACCAGCTTGCCCTTCTGCACCGTCATCGCGATCGCCGCTTCCGCGGTGGCCGTGCCTGCGGTGGCGTCCTGCGCGCGCACGACGTTGAACGTGAGCGAGCCGAGGAAGAACGCGAAGATCCTTCGCGCGTAGGTCATGATCTGCATGTCATCGCCTCTTCGTGTGCTGGTGGTTGCGCGACGCGTCGAGCGTCGCGGCGACGGTCGGCGGCTTCTCCGCGGCGACGGCGCGCGCTCGCCCCTGCGAGATGAGCGCGAGCGCCATCGGCTCCGCGAGATCGACGCGCGAGCCTGCGCGCGCGAGTCGCCCGAGGTGCCGGAGCGGAGGGCCGACGACTTCGACGATCACAGGCACCCCGAGATGATGACGCCGCAGTCGTCCTGGATGACCTTGGCGGGCTGCGTGTAGTGCTCGACCACGTACGCGGTCGAGCCGCCGTAGCCGCGCAGGCCGTCGCGCTCCTCGCGCACGCGCACGCCGTCGGCGTGGGTGAACGAGGCCGCGAAGATCGACGCCTCGGTGGTCGGGTTGCTCTTGGGCACGAGCGCGATGCCGCACGCGGTCTCGGACCAGAGACGCGAGTAGGAGGCCGACTGGCCCTCGTTCGCGCTGTTGTAGGTCGTCTCCGGGATCGCGATCCGGTCGAGGCCGCGAATGAAGGAGACGAGCTCCTCCTCGCTCGCCACGCCCGAGGTCGTGCCCTTGAGCGCGAGGATCTGCGGGTGCGAGACGAGCGCGTCGAAGACCACGTCAGAGATCCAGAGGACGCGATCGAACTCGTCGCCGCTCGACGGGAGCTTGCGGATCGCGGCCTTGAGGTCACCGAGCGGATCACCGCTCACCCAGTCGGACCACTTGGTCGCGCCGCCGGGCTTCGACTGCGTGCCCGCCGCGTGTCGGTTGCCGCTGGTGTAGGAGGTCGTGGTCGTCATCACGGTGGCGACGCGCTTCTCGTGCGCGAGCTTGATCGCCTGCATGACCTGCGCGATGGCCTCCTCCTCCGCGGAGAGGCCGCTCGTCACGACGCTCGAGTGCGCGTCCGAGACGTACGCCACGAGGCCGCGGGGCACGAGCTGGAACGTGTCGCTCGAGATCGAGTAGAGGAGTTCGTTGGCGCGGCCGTCCGCGCCGAAGAGGTCGTCCACGTCGGCGCGGTTCACGTCGGCGCGCGAGCGCTTGGAGAACGAGCCGGCGACCGCGTTGACCCTGATCTCCGGGCAGACCAGGGACGCGATCATCTTGCTGTTCTCGTACTTCGACGCGAACTGCGTGAGCGGGGTGCTGAGGTTCAGCTTCTCGGGGCTGGGCATGTCGCTGTTGTCCTTTCGTTGTCAGGAGTTCAGGCGATCACGCCTGGAAGACCGAGGGGCAGATGAGGCAGGTCACGAGGTCGTCGTTGCTGCCGGGCGCCACGAAGACCTTGCCGATCGCGGGGTAGTTCGTGCCGGCGCTCGCGCCGACCTCGACGGCCTTGCCCGCGGTGTCGCTCTGCATGATGAGGTCACCGACCGCGAGGCCCGACGCGGTCTTGATCTTGACCTGCGCGAAGCCCATCACGATCACGCGGCCGGTGCCGCCCGCGGCGGTGTCCTCCGCGAGCACGCCGAGGATCGCAGCGTCGCCCGCGGACGACGAGGTCACGACGTAGTCGGCGTCGGTGTCGAGCTTGACCGGCGAGCCCTTGCTCAGCGCGGTCGCCGTGCGGCGGGTGATCTCGAGGCAGGGAAGGTTGAGGCTCTTCATCGTCATGGTGTCTGTCTCCGTGTGTGCTCAGTCGAGGTGGGGGAACCGCTCGCGGGCCAGTCGCTGAGCACGCGAGATCAGGAGGTGGGCGGGCTCGCCATGGTGCTTCGCGGCGACCTCGGGGAGCAGGCCCTCGGCCACCTCCACGAGCGAGCGACCGACGTGCGGCGCGGCGCCAGTGCGGGCGAAGACATCGCCCGACGGCACCGACTGTGCGGCCTTGAGCGCGCGCTCGATGACGCGCTCGCGCGCGCCCGGATCGCTCACCGAGAGCGCGTCAGCCGTGAGCTGCTCAAGCTCGGCCGGCGTCATGCTCGCGCGGGCGTCGGCGGCGCGGGCCGCGATGGTGTCGCGCATGTCGCGGCGGGCGACCTCGGCCGTCAGGCGGGCCACCTCGGCGCGCATGCGGGGCGCGTCGAGGAGCGCGGCGCGGGCGCTCGCGGCGTCGTCGGTGGCGCTCATCGCCTCGGCGTCGGCGGGCGGAGAGGCCTGCCCAACGGCGCCCTTGAACGCGGCGAGGCTGGCCTTCGCGAGGTCGAGCACGGCGGCGGGCGTGGCCTCCGGCTGCGCGAACACGTCGCGCAGCATCGCGAGGATCTCGCTCGTGAACATGTCCTGCGCGGCCTCGTCGGCGAAGCCCTCGAGCAGCGCGCGTGCGTGCGCGACGGTGCCCTCGGTCTTCTCCTCCGCGGCCATCTCCTCGGCGTGCGGCTCCATCTCCGTGGCCTCGTGCTCGGCCTTGGCCTTCGCGGCGGCCACCATCTCCACGATGATGGTCCCGAGCTCCTCGGCGCTTGCGCCGGTCATCTCGGACAGGAGCGGCTCGACGTCCGCGAGGGTCGCGCGCTTGGCGCTCTTGGGCTTGCTCATCGTGTGGATCTCCATCGAGCGGAAGAAGACTCGCGGCCCGCTCGTGCGAACCGCGTTGTTGGGCCGCAGTCCCTCGACCGCGGGGACGTTGGTCAGCGCGTGCTGAAGAAGGCGGCCGTCCTCGGTGAAGCCGATCGACCCGTAGGCCAGGCGGCCCGCGTCGATCGCGTGTGCAACATCAGGCGCGATCTCGCAGTAGAGGAACAGATGCCATCGGCTCGACCGGTCGCGCACCTCAGCGCCGACATGCGCGAAGCCGTCGGCGTGCGTGCTCGTCTCGCGAAGCTGCTGGTGCGCCTCGCTCGTGCCGCCATCCATCGGCGCAGGGCTCGAGGCGTTGAGACGCGCGGCCATCGTCGCGATCACATCGCGCGTGACCTGCGAGCCATCGGGCGCAGGAGTCGGCTCCTCGGCGGTAGCATCGAGCCATCGCCACACGCCGACAGCCTCGCCGTCAGCGCGCAGGATGCCAGCGCGCGGGCGGTAGTCCTCATCCGCGAGGAGCGAGTCGAGCGCCTCGCGCAGAGACGCGTAGCGCTCGCCCGCATCGGCATCGCGCAGGCGCACTTCGGCGCCGTCGTCGGTCTCGATGACGACGAGCGGGAGCAGAGCCATGGGGCCTCCTAGATGTCGGTGGCGTCGAGAGGGCGTGGTGCGCCGGACCAGCCGTCGTCAGGCTCGACGCCTGTAATGCGACCTTCGGTCAGCACGTAGCCGCGCGCGGTGAACTGGCGCTCGGACAGCGTCGTGAACGCGCACCGGCAGTTGTACCCAAGCGGCGGCGCGTAGTGCTCGGCCTCGTCGGAGCCCGAGCGGAAGACCTTGCCGTGAAGCGCACGGTGAGCAGGCCTGACGGCCTCGTCGCCCGCGGTCACGTAGCGGAGGAACGGGCGCAGTGCGCGCACGTCGGGATCGGTGACCGCAGCCCATCGGCCATGTCCGTAGGCCGTCGCGACGTTCGTGCGGATCACGGTGTCGAGGTAGGCGGGCGACGCCGCGTCGATCCCGAGCGCGCGGATCTCGCTAGCCTCGGCGTCGCGGATCGCTCGCACCACATCGGGGATCGTCATGTCCTGCGAGAGCAGGCGATCGAGCGATCGCCGCGCGACCTCTTGCAGTCGCATCGACGCGAGGCGTCGAGCCACGAAGCCGCCCTCGCGGTAGCGGTCGCGGAGCGAGTCGAACTCGACCTCCGTCATGAGGCCCTTTGCGCGGAAGAAGGCGAGCGCCTCGTCGAACGGTAGCGCGAGGAACGGGCCCTCGCGCCGTGCCGCGATGACAGCTCGCGCCGCCGCGTCGTCGTCCTCTGCGAGCTCCACCTCGCGGACCATGAGCTGCCCGCCGAGATGCGCC